CCCTGGCTCTTCGCCGCGGTGCCGAGCGAAGCCGATCGCCTCGAGGGGCGCGCCCTGCGCATCACCGGCCCGACCGACGCGGACCCGCCATTCTGGACCGGCACGATCGCCAAACAGGACAGCGCCACCCCCGTCGCGGCTGTGGTCTCGCCCCCCGAGGGCAGTTCGATCAGCTCAACCACTCCGCTGGTGATCGACGTGACCGACGATCTCGGGTTGCGCCGGGTGATCGTCGCTGCGCGCTTCCCCGATGGCACCGCCGAGCTCGTGCACGATGGCGATCTCTTCAGCACGCGCTACGCCTCGAGCTCGAAGACGGCGATCTCGGGCGGCTTCCGGTTCACGTTGCGGCGCCAGGGCGGGTGGTTCGCCTCGCCCACGATTCAGGTGTTCCCCTTCGACACGTCGGGCAACGAGGGCTGACCCATGCCGGCTTTCTCCTGGTCTCTTACCGTCGAGCCGGCGCCACCGAGCTCGGCGGGTGTGGCGCTCACCCCCGACCAGCTCGCCGGCGCTTCGGCCTACCGCGACCTGGCCCTCGACGACGACGGCGACCTGTACCTCGACGAGAACGGCGACCTGGCCGGCGTGTCGGGCGTCGACGGCATCGCCAGCGACCTGCGATCGCGCCTGCAGACCTTCCTCGGTGAGTACACGTGGAACACGGCGATCGGCCTGCCCTGGCTTCAAGAGATCCTCGGTGAGCGGCCGCCCCGATCGAGGATCGAAGAGCTCGTGCGCACCGAAGCGCTCAAGACCCCCGGCGTGATCTCGATCGACGACTTCACGGCGACCGGCAGTGGGCGTACCCTCGCCGTGACCTTCCGGGCAAGCACCGACCTCGGCCAGGTGATCACCGCTTCGCTGCTCGCGCAGCAATCAGAGGAGGGCTGACACATGGCCGGCGTGACTTCCCAGGGCTTCACCGCCCTCACCTTCGGAGAGATCCGCGACTCGCTGCGCGCGCGGTGGCGCTCGGTGTTCGGCAACGCCGTCAACGTCGACAGCCGCTCGAGGAACGGGCAGCTGATCGAGCTCTTCGCCGACCCCCTCTCGAGCGTGTGGGAGCTCGGCGAGACGATCGCCGCGGCCTTCGATCCGAACGGCGCCGTGGGCGTGCTGCTCGAGAACCTCTCGGCCCTCACCGGAACCACGCGGCGACCGGCCTCGCGGTCGACCGTCGACCTTCTGTGCGTGGGCACTACCGGCACCGTGCTGCTCGTCGGCCGGCGCGTGAAGGTCGACGGCACCACCGCGCTCTTCGAGTCGACCGAAGCCGGCAACCTGGTCGCGGCAACCGCGTGGGCGCCTGCCGGCTACTCGGTGGGCCAGTTCGTCGCGAGCGACGGCGCGATCTGGTTGTGCACCGAGAGCCTGGCGCCGAGCACCGTTGCGCCTTCGGGCCCCGGCCCCACCTTCACCGAGCCCGGCGTCATGACCTGGCGACGGCTCGGCGACGGCGACGGCTACGACGTGGTGAGCTTCCGGTCCGTCGAGTTCGGGCCCGTGCAGGGCTACGCGGGAACGATCACCGTGATCGACTCGCCGGTGGCCGGGTGGGGCGGGGTCTACAACCTGCTCGACGCGGCCCCCGGCCAGCTCGCCGAGACCGACGCCGAGCTGCGCATCAGGCGCGCGCAGGAGATCGCCAGCATCGGCTCGGCGCCGCTCGACGCGATCCGCGCCGAGCTCCTGCGCGTGCCCGGTGTCACCAGCGTGACGGTGTTCGAGAACACGACCGACGTGACGGTCGACGGCATCACCCCTCACGCGGTCGAAGCGCTGGTCGAAGGCGGCGACGAGACCGCGATCAGGGAGGCGCTCTTCGCCGCGGTGGCCGCTGGGATCGAGACCTGCGGCGGGGTGTCGGGCTCGGTGGTCGACACCGCCGGCAACTCGCACACGATCAAGTTCAGCCGGCCGACCCTGGTGAACGTCTACGCCACGCTCCTGGTGACGAAAGACCCGGGCGTGTTCCCCATCAACGGCGAGGCGCAGATCAAGGCGGCGATCGTCGCGTGGGGTGACGCGCGCGGGGTGGGCCGTGACACGGTGGCGAGCGCGGTGGCGGCGCAGGCCTTCACCGTGGCCGGCGTGCTCGACGTGCCAACCGTCTACATCGGCACCGCGCCGGCGCCCGGCACGTCGACGACGATCGCGATCAGCGTGCGGCAGCGTGCGGTCTACGACACCTCGCGGATCGTCGTGACCCTCAGCAACGGGACCCCGTAAGCCATGGCCCTCTCTCAGATCCTCACCTACGCAGAGACCGCGGCCGCGCGACTCCTGGCGCAGTACCGCGAGCGGCCGCGCCTACGCGCGCTCGTGCGCGAGCTCGCCGGCGAAGTGCAGGAGGTGGAGAACGCGCTGTGGGGCATGGTCGCGCAGACCTCGATCGACACCGCCGAGGGCGTGTGGCTCGACCGGCTCGGGGCGATCGTCGGCGAAGCTCGAGAGGGCGCGACCGACACCGACTACCGCAAGTACATCCGCGCGCGCATCGCCGCGAACGGCAGCGCCTCGGTGGTCGAAGACGTGCTGTCGGTCATGCGCGCGTGGGCGGGCGGGGTGCTGCCGACGCTCGCTGTGATCGATCGCTTCCCCGCGGGCTTCGAGCTGCAGCTCCCTTCGCCCGTCACGCTCGCCGAGCTGCCGCGGCTGTTCCGGCTCGTGCGCGCTGCTCGAGCTGCCGGCGTGGGCGTCATGCTGATCTACCAGACCACCGCCGACGCCGACGCCTTCACCTTCTCGAGCGACGCGACGCTGCAGGCTTCGGCCACCCAGGGCTTCGGCGACAGCGGGAACCCTGCCACCGGCGGCGCCTTCGTGGGCGCCGACCGCGTCTGATACACCGGAGATCTCATGGCGACGAAACCGACGAACAAGGCAGAGTGGGCGACGGGCGGGGCGAGCATCACCGAGCCGCTTCTCGCCGAGAAGCAAGCCGGGTGGCCGGTCGCCTTCAAGCCGCCGGCGCAGTGGTTCAACTGGTGGATGAAGCTCGTGCACCAGTGGATCCTCTGGCTCGACGCCTTCGAGACCGAAGCGCACACGTGGACCGTGCTGCAGACCTTCAACGCGGGCGTGCTCGCGGCGAGCTTCGGGGCGGCGCCCGGCACGCCTGGGATCCGCGGCACCAACGCGCTCGCCGGCGCCACCGCTTCGGCGATCCTCGGGTCGACCACCGCCGGCACCGGCGCGTCGGGCGTGCGCGGCACCAGCTCGAGCAACACGGGCTACGGCGGCCGCTTCGAGAACACCGGCGACGCGGGGATCGCGATCTTCGCGCAGGCAAACGGGACCACGATCTACGGCCTGGCGAGCGGCAACTACGCCGTCGCGGGTGTCACCGGCGTGCTCGACTCCAACGCGCTCGGGTTCGCTGTCGCTGGCGTGGTCGGCCAGTCGAACAAGCCCGGCGCCCCTGGCGTGCTCGGCACCGGCGCACAGTCGGTCACCGGCGTCTACGCGAAGGGCGGCGACGCTGAAGACAGCGGGAACGGCGGACTCGGGCTCATGGTCCGCGGCGGCTACGGGGCGAGCGAAGACTTCGGCGGCGACTGGAACGGCGGCAACGGGATCGACGTGATCGCTGGCGGTGCCGGTGGCGACGGCTCGCTCGGCGTGGGTGCAAACGCTGGCACCAACTCGATTAGGGGCGGCTCGATCAACGGGATCTTCAACGACGAGGGTGAGCCCGGCGTGGGGCTCACGATCCAGGGCGGCAACGTCGACAACGACAGCAACAACCGCCTCGGGGCTGTGGGCCTGATCGTCAACGGTGGCGTGGGCCAGGCCGGCCGCGGGAAGTCGATCCAGGCACTCGGCGACGCTGAGCTCACCGGCTACCTGCAGATGATCGCGAGCACCCTCGCGAGCAACACGCAGCAGATCGACCTGCTCTCGCCCGGCCTCATGGTGAAGGCCTGGGCGCGCGTGCAGTGGACCGGCGGCGGGATCTCGATCATCGCCGGGCAGAACGTTTCGGCCGTCGGCTTCCAGACTGCGGCGAGCGGCCGGTGGTACCTCGATCTCGCGCGCAGCGTGACGAAGACCACCCGCTCGGTGGTGACCACCGTCGACGCGAGCTCGGGCGGTGCGCGCACCTGCAACCCGATCGACCAGACCGCCGGCGACGCCTTCGGCCGCAGCGACACCCGCGTGGTCTTCGAGGTGGTCGACGCGGCCACGCCGAGCACGGTGAATCTCTCGAGCACGACCGGGGTTGCCTACGTGGTGGTCATGGGCGTGTGAGCGCTGATAGGGTTTGGCGGGCATGAACCCCGCCACGCTCTCTCAAGCGCAAGGCCTCGCCGACTTCCTCGAGCGACAGCCCCTCGCCGGCTTCCTGGCTCTCACCCTCCTGGCGTTGATCGCCGTGTTCGCGCTCTTCATGTTCGAGAAGCGCGCGCACCAGAAGACCCTCCGCGAAGTGGTCACGTTGACGACCGCCTTCGCCGAGCGCTGGAACACGCACCAGGAGCTCGAGGCGCGCATGATCGAAGCGCTCGAGCGGCGACACCCCTCACCCCAGGAGGCATCATGAGCGCAGCCCCAAAGCTGCAGCACCCGCCGAAGATCAACCCGAAGGCCGCGCAGGCCTGCATTCGGGCAGTCACCGCGGCCGTTCGCGAGGGCAAGCCAGCCCCGCTCGAGCAGCCCCGCGAGCTCGCGCGCAAGGTCGCCCAGAAGCGCGAAGAGCTGCAGCAGCCGCACCTGGCGGACCTGGCGCGCCGATGAGCAGTGGCTTCCAGTTCCCACCGCTGAGCGGCGGCCAGTTCGCGCGGTGGGATCGCCCCCGACTCGGGGTCACCAACGGCAGCGACAACCGCAGCGCGCAGGCCTTGCGGCAGGTGCTCGCGCAGTTCCCGATCGACGACCCCTTCTACGCGCCGGGCAACGGGCTCACCTGGTGCAACATCTTCGCGTGGCACGCCTCGCTGGCCCTGTCTGTCGAGCTGCCGCACTGGATCCGCGGCTTCGAGACCAGGGCGAACGATCTCTGCCAGTGGCTCGAGCACAAGCTGCAGAACGGCGGCGCCATGCAGGGGCCCGAGCTCGGGTGGCGCGAAGTCGACGAGACCACCGCGCGCCTGCGCGCGAACAACGGATTCCCCACCTTCGCCACCTGGCAGAACCCGGTGCCGCAGAAGCCCGGCCACATCGCCCTCGTGCGCCCCTCGCCGAACAACCGCACGATGGTCGCGCAGGCCGGCCGCGTGTGCACCTTGTCGGGCGAGCTCGCCGCGTGCTTCGGTGGCGCCCGTCCGATCCGCTTCTGGACGAACGACTGACGTAGCACACCCCACAACTCGATCCCCGAGGAACGCATGCGAACCCTGATCCGCTTCACCTTCACGCTGTGCCTGCTCGCCCTGCCCGTGCTCGCGCAGGAGCCGACCGTCGAACCTTCGAGCACGACCCCCATGGGGATCCTCTTCATGGGCCTGGCGACGCTCGGCGGCCTGGCGCTCACCGCGGCGCTCGGCGCCGTCGGCCTCTACTTCTCGAAGCGCGCGAAGGATGGGGCCGCCTGGTCGCTGGCGAACCGGCTGTGGGTGGCGATGCAGCACGCCGTCACGCATGCCGAAGCTGAGATCCGCCCCGAGCTGCAGAAGGCCCTCGCCGACGGCAAGCTGACCCCCGAAGAGGCCGCCCTGCTCAAGTCGCGAGCTCTCGCGGTGTTCAAGGGCATCGCCGGCGACCTGCTCGCCGAAGCCCCCAAGGTGCTCGGCTTCAACCCGGCGGGCATGCCGGCGTTCCTCTCGGGCATGCTCGAGCGCGCGGTGGCCGTCATGAAGAGCTCGCCGGCGGTCACCACCGAGATCGGCAAGGCCGGCCCGAAGCGCGCGCCGACTCCCACCGTGAAGGAAGCGGCGGCCGCGGTGGCCGAGGCCCGCTTGAACCCGCCGGCTGAGACCAGCGAGGCGAAGCCCGAGGAACCCCCCGCGGGCCCTTGAACGCCCCGACGGCGCCAGCTTCCGACGTGCCCCTCGCGGTGGTTGCTTCCCTCGAGGCGGTCAACGCGAAGGTGCTCGACGGGCTCAAGAGGGCCTCCGAGCTCGGCGTCGGGCGGGGCTACCTCGAGGCAACCGCCGGCGTGAAGACCGGCGTCGGCGCCTTCGGCCGGCTCGAGGCCGGCTACCGCCCGGCCGAAGGGGTCACGCTCTTCGGCTACGGGCAGATCACCGCGCCCCTGCCAGGCACCCCGCCGGGGTGGGGCCCGACAGCCGAAGCCGGCATCGGGGCCCGGTTCTCCTGGTGATCAGTTCTTCGTGGGGTCGGCGGCCTTGACGAGCTGCGCGGAGACCACGTGCACGCCGCAGGGCCCGAAGACGTTCGCCTGCACGGACTCGATCACCTGCTCGGCGGTCAAGTCGTAGCAGGACCGGCCGATGTTGAAGGCCTCGCCGAGCTCGAGCCCGAGCGCGGAGATCGCCGCGTCGACCCACTCGGCTGAGGCCTTCACCGATGCGGCGAGCTCGGCATCGGTGAGGGTGGCCCCCGGCCGCTTGAAGTGGTTCCCGATCTGCGCGTGCAGGAAGTTCCGCACCAGGGCGCGCAGCTCGTTCACCTTCCGGTCGTGTGCTTGTCGGTCGGTCATGGCGATCACTCGCAGTAGGAGTAGCTGCACCAACGGCACCCGGTCACCAGCTCGGAGCCGTCGTTGCCCCACTCGAGCTCGACGGCGACCACATCGCGGCCGCAGTGCCAGCAGATCCCGTCGGTGGGCATGAAGAACGGGGCGCCGGTGTCGCTGCAGCGCTTCGCCTGCAGCTCGAGGAAGGCCTTGCGCTGCTCGGGGGTGAGCTTCGGCGGGCTGTAGGGCGGGTTCGTGTAGCTCACAGCGGGCTCTCTTCCTCGAGGTGCACGGCCTCGACTTCGCCGTCCTCGATCACGATCCCGATCCCGTTCTTCCCGACCACCTCGAGCCAGACCTGCGCGCCGGCGGCCGCGGCCTGTTCGGCGACGAGCTGCAGCGACTTCTCGTCGAGCAGCGAGGCATCGCGGATCAGCAGCACCTTCAGCGTGGGGTTGAGCGCCAGGCCCATGCCGAGCGACACGCGCAGCTTCTCAGCCTGGCTCGCCTGCTCGAAGGGCTGGCCGTTGTAGAGCACCCCGGCATCGCCGAACGACAACCCGTCGACCGGGAAGCGCGCGGCCTCGATCTTCGAGAGCTTGATCGCGTCGATCTTCTCGATCTGCTTGGTGAGGGCGTAGCTCTCGCCCTCGTGATCGGTGAGCACCTTCTCGAGCCGGCGCCGCTCGGCGACCTTGCGCGCGCGTTCGTTGATCAGCTCGGCGTCCTTGATCTTGGCCTTCACGGTCTCGAGTTCTTCGATCGTCTCGAGTTCGTGATCGGCGACGGCCTGCAGATGGGAGGTGTCGGTGCGCTCGAGCCGTTCGGCCTCGAGCATGAGCTCCTGCAGGTGCGCTGACTCCTGCTCGAGCTGCCGGCGCAGGTTCTCGAGGCGGGTCTCTTGCGCCTTCACGCGGTGGGCGGCCGCGCGCCTGTCGTCGACCAGGGCCTTCAACTTCTTCGCCGCGGCCTGCTCGTCGGCCCGCCTCGAGCTGAGGGCGGCCACCTGGTCGCTGAGCTCGGCGAGCGACACGGGCTCGGTGTCGCTGAAGTCGCGCAGCGGCTCGAGCTGGATCTTCGTGTGGTTCACCTTGCGGTTCACCTCGGTGCGCTCGTCGTAGGCGCGCTTGCGCTGCTCGTCGAGCTCGCGGAAGTCGAGCCCGACCACCTTCTGCAGCGCCTCGAGCTGCTTGGCCGGCGGCATCGACAGGTAGGCGAGCGGGTCGAAGCTGAGCCGGCCGACCAGCGAGTCGAGCATGGTCTGAGGGCTCGAGACCTTCGAGCCGTCGGCCGCGCGCACCTCGAGCACGCTCCGATCGTTGCTGGTCCACTTGCGCTCGATCGTGAGGCCGTCGAGCTCGACGCGCACGATCGCTTCCTTCTCGCCGTCTCGGATCACCTTCGCCGGCTGCAGCGACTTCCCACCGAGCGCATAGGCGATCGAGTCGAGCACCGACGACTTGCCCTGGCCGTTGTTCCCTCGCACGACGACCACCGAGCCGTCGGGCTCAATGGTCACCGCGCGCAGGCGCTTCACGTTCTCCGCTTCGAGCTTGACGATCTTCATGCTGTTCCCTTCCTTCGTGGTTGGACTGCGGCGATCATAACTCGCTCTGCCGCTGAGCGTTTGCAACCCGTAACTCAGAAGCCGAAGTGTCGGCACCCGCCCGAGCTCGTCGGCGAGCAGTGGCCCGCCGGCAAGCCCGAGTAGTCGTAGCACCGGCGGGCCGTGCCCTCGCTGTCGCGGGCGAGCATCACGCAGTAGGCCGGGTAGTCGTGCAGATACCAGCCCGGCGGGAACACCTCGGGGCCCTCGGGCGTGTTCTGCACGCTCGGCGCGGCTTCGATCAGGTTCTCGACGGACTCTTCAACGTCACACCCGGCGAGCAGCACGACCACGGCGATCAGCTTCCACATGGCGATCTCCCTCACAGCGGTTCAACGTCACAGCGACAACCGACGCCCTCGATCCAGGTACGGCAGTGCTCGTGCTCGAAGTCGTGCCAGGCCGCGTGCTGGCCGGCGACCAGGAACCGCAGCACCTCGGGCGACCAGGCGACCACGAAGTCGATGCGCCCCCCCGAAGATCCCAGGGGTCGAACCGAACCGAAGCTGCCGGGTGCTCGAGAGCAGGTCGGGCTTGTAGTGCACCCGGAACCCACCTCGAGCCCCGCGAGCTCGAGCGCCACGGCGAGCAGCGGGTTCACTTCCGGCCCCGCTTCGCCTTCGCCTTCTCGTCGCCGGCGGCGGCCGCGCCAGGCATGACCAGGCACGCCTTCTCGATCGAGGCCAGGTCGACCCCGCGCGCCTTCGCCAGCGCCTTCAGCTCGGCGGTGTAGCCCTCGTCGGCTTCGTTGTGGCCGCCCTCGACGAGCGCGAGCGTGAGGGTTGCGGCGATCACCTCGTGCACCGGCGCCTTCTTCATGCGGCGATCGAGCTCGGCGAAGCTCTTCACCTGCAGCGCCTCGAAGACCTCGGCCTTCCACGAGCTCGCCGAGCTCACCGCCTCGAAGAGGATCGACCACTCGCCCGGCGCCAGGCCCTTCGACGCGGCCTGCGCGATCTTCTGAATGGCGATCAGCGCCGCGGCGGTGCGCGCCTTCGCTTCATGCTTCTCTTCGCGCTGCGCCTCGCGTTCTTCCTTCGACTTCCGCGCCGGCGAGCTCGTCGCCTCGACTGCCCACTTCATGCCGGTCTCTTCGGCGATCGCCTTCGTGAGCTCCTTCCGGTCGACCAGGAAACGCGGCTGCAGCTGGCGATCAGGCGCCACGAGGGTCTGCGGCCGCTTGTCTTCGGGCAGCTTCTCGAGCAGTTCGCGCCAGGGCCGGCGCTTCGTGTCGGCGGTGTTCGGGGTGTCGAGCTCGACGAGGTTGCTGTCGGGCCCGAGGGTGTCGAACCGGAACAACGCGGCGCCTT